TGCCTTCTGATATCTTTAATACATGGATTAAAGATAAAACTAAAATAACCCGGAAATAATGGAGAAACAATAATGAGTAATGAAGTAATGAAAAAAGACACTGGATCACTTGCCTTGTTTGGTGATGATGCAGCTAAAGGTTTTGAAAACATGACGCAAGAAGATATGGCGTTACCGTTTGTCAGAATCTTGGGACAGCTTTCACCGCAGGTAACTGATGGTGATGCAAAGTATATAGAAGGTGCCAAACCTGGCATGATCTATAATACTGTTACCAGCGAACTATACGATGGTAAAAAAGGTATCAAGGTTATTCCTTGTTATTACAAAAAAGATTACCCAGAGTGGTCGGATAGAGGGGACGGACCAGGTGCTCCAGTCGCAGTTCACCTACCGAACAGCCCGGTAATTGCAACAGGTAAGAGAGATGGCTCAAAGATTAGATTACCAAATGGTAATTATCTTGAAGAGACAGCATCTTACTATGTAATGATTGAGACAAAAACAGGTGGTTATACTCCTGCTTTGATTACAATGAAATCAACTCAATTAAATGTCAGTAAAAAATGGAATTCTATGATGAAAACCATACAAATACCTGATGGAAAAGGTGGATTTGCTATCCCACCTATGCATGGAGTTGTGTATAACCTAGCATCTACGCTACAAAAGAACGATAAAGGTTCTTGGTATGGATGGGTGGTTACGCAAGACAGAATTATGGGACAAGACGACAAGACTTTGTATTTAAATGCAAAGGATTTTGCCGGTAATGTATCCAAAGGAAGCGTGCAAACAAAAGCAGATGTGGAAGAGACATCTTCTGATAGTACTCCGTACTAGAGGAAATATGGGGCGAAGGCAACTTCGCCCTTTACAAAGAAAGAAAAAATGATAATGCATAAATTTAAAACAATATTTTCAGGATTAGAAATCGCTTATGGACAATATCAACCCGGTGAGCGAGGCAGCAACGGAAAGCAACAAGGCAAAGCTTTTATTGTTCGTCAAGACGTCACCGATGAACTCTGGACAAATCACCTCGAAGGAAAAGGCCCAGCCTTGGGCATCATCCCCATTACGGAGAACAATGATTGTAGGTGGGGGTGTATTGATATTGACGAATATAACTTTGATCATACTAGCTTCATTAAAAGTATTCGGGATCTTAAACTACCTCTCATAGTCTGCCGTAGTAAATCAGGCGGAGCTCACGTATTTTTATTTACAAAAGAAAACATTCCTGCATCTTTGATGCAATCAAAATTAAAAGAAATGTCTATCATACTTGGGTATGAAGGATCAGAAATATTTCCAAAACAAACAGAGATACTTGTGGAACGTGGGGACACAGGTAACTTTTTAAATTTACCCTACTACAATGATACGAAAGGACTACGATATGCGATTGATGATAACGGTAATGCTCTTACACTTGAGCAGTTTTATACTGCGTATGATAAGTTTAGTTGCACCAGAGGAGATGTTGAAGGAATTCGAGTTGCAGAAAAGAAACGAACAGAGGCCTTCCCCTTGGGACCGCCATGTTTAAATAAACTAGCAGCAACAGGATTTGGACAAGGGTCCAGAAATAATGCTTTGTTTAACATAGCAGTATTTTATAAACAATCAGAACCAGATACATGGGAAGATAAAATAGTAGAAGCAAACTTAAAGTATATGGACCCACCTTTGAGTAATAACGAAGTACAACAGTTAATTAAATCTGTTAACAGAAAAGGTTATGATAAATATAGATGCAAGGATGCACCAATTAATTCTGTATGTCAATCAGGGTTATGTAGAACAAAAAGATTTGGTGTTGGATTTGGTGAAGAAGAAATGCCAGTCCTTGGAAGTTTAACAAAGTATACTTCTAATCCTCCACAATGGTTTTTAAATGTAGATAAAACTAGAATAGAATTAAAATCAGAACAACTTTATAATCCAGGTATGTTTGCACTAGCATGTTTAGATCAAGCAAATAAAATTGTACCTGTACCAAAACCAAAAGATTGGAAACAACATTTTTTAAAACCAATGATGTCTAACTTACAAGAAGTAGAACCATTGGAATCTTTAGATCCTATTAATGAACTAACAGGACTCTTGCAAGATTGGACAACCAATAGACAATCAGCAAGAACTAAAGACGATATCTTTAATAAACTACCATACACAGAAGATGGCTTTACATATTTTAGAATGGAAGACTTTTATGCATTCTTAAAAAAGAATAACTGGGACATGGATAAAATTAAAACAGGTAACTTAATTAAAAGACTAGAAGATATTTTTGTAGAAGAAACAAGATTAAGAGTAAAGACTCAACAACCAAGAGTAATTAAAATTAAAACAATGAAAAAAATTGATGCAAGTGTATCACCAGTCAAATATCAGGAAGAAGTATTTTAATGAAATTTTCAAAAGATATAGGTAAGAATTGGCATTTAAGATTTAGATTAATAATACAAGAACTAACAGAAGAGTTAGAACTTACACAAGTACAGCTGAAGATAGCAGAAAGGAAACTGAAAAAGTATGAAGACAATAATACTAGGTCCACCAGGGACCGGAAAAACAACAACGTTGTTAAAATTAGTCGACGACTTTATACAAAATGGGATAAGACCTAAACAGATAGGTTACTTTTCATTTACAAAAAAGGCAGCAACAGAAGCAGCAGACAGAGCTGCAGATAAATTTGGTTTAGATAAAGAAAACGATCTACCATTTTTTAGAACTTTACATTCATACGCATTTAATCAATTGGGTATGACCAAAGAAAAAATGATGAAGACAGAAGACTATAAAGAATTTGGACAAAAATGTGGCATACCTATTAAGACTGCAAAGTATTCTAGCGAAGATGGTACATTTAATTCAGACAATGAGTATCTTACAATTATAAATACAGCACGTGTAAAACGTATGGATTTACTTGAGTATTATGACTCTAGACAAAACATGTTAGACATAGAGCGAAATACATTGTATCTATTAGCTGAAGAGTTAAATAAATTTAAAAAAGAAAAAGGTTTGAGAGACTTTACGGATTTACTTGAGGATTTTATTTTAAAAGATTCTATAAATAAGTTTGAAGTTTTATTTATAGATGAAGCGCAAGACTTGTCTCTTTTACAATGGGACATGGTAAGAAAAATCTGGTCTAGAGCAGAGAAAACATACATAGCAGGTGATGATGATCAGGCTATATTCAAGTGGGCTGGTGCAGATGTAGATCACTTCATAGCACTTAAAGAAGAAGTAGATGACATCAAGACTCTTGATCAATCTTATAGAATACCAGGTGGTCCTATACATGAGCTATCACAAAATATTATAAGTAAAGTACAAAATAGATTTGACAAATCATACAAACCCAGAGCAGCTGAAGGTATACTAAAAAGATATTCAGACGTCACACAAGTAGATATGTCAGAGGGTAATTGGTTGGTATTATCATCAGCAAATTATTTTTTAGATGATGTTAAAGAGTTGTGCCGGATTCGTGGGTGGTATTATCAATACAAAGGTATGAACTCTATACCACTTAAACTATTACTAGCACTTAATAACTGGGAAGCATGGCGTAAAGGTGGCATGCTCAACACATTAGAAATAAAAAACATATACGAATACCTAGGATCAAATGTATTAGATGGTTTTAGAAAAGGTAAATTGTTTCATGCAGATTCCAAGTACACAATAAAAGAATGTAAAGAACAACATGGATTAATAACTGACAATGTTTGGTACGAAGCATTTGAAGGATTAGATCCTATGACTGAAAACTATATTCGTAATATGAGGGCGAATGGAGAGCAAATAAATAAAAATCCTCGTATAACAATGTCAACTATACACGGAGCGAAAGGAGGAGAAGCCGATAAAGTTTTGCTTATGCAGGACTTAACTAATGCAGCACTAGAAACGTTTAGTCACGACCCAGATGAATTACATAGATTATTTTATACTGGAGCGACGAGAGCGAAGCGTGAATTGCATGTTTTGGATCCAAAAAACTTTGATCGGGCTTATATATTATGAAAATACCAAAACAACATAAAAAAAATACTAAAGAGGAAAGAGAAATAATACAAAATGCATTTATGGATTGTCGTAATTTTTTTCTAGATAAATATGAGGCACAAGTAAAAATAATGGAAAAATACTTTTCTTTATTTGCAGTAGACAAAACTCAAATTCCTTGTTTATTGACCATGGATATAATTACTGAATCAAAATCAAGAATGACAGAAGGAGAATTTTTATCTTATAAAGCCTATGTTCAAGATGTATTAGATGGTTGGAGACCTCCTCTTGGATTAGAAGTTATTGAAGGAGGAAAAAAATGACCAACAAAGAAATATTTAAGAAAGCAGAATATGATTCTTTAGATAAGCAGGTCGGTGGGAAACACTACCGTTCCATGAAAATTCAACCTGCAGAGTTTATTAACGAAAACAAGTTGCTATTTGCAGAAGGCAACGCTATAAAATATATCTGTAGACATCAATCGAAGGGAAAGGAAGAGGACGTGAGAAAAGCTATACACTATTTAGAGATGATTATTGAAAGGGATTACTCGTGAGAAGTACCCAGATCCCATTGTTTACTCCAGAAACAGAATGGGTTATGCCAGAAGAACTAAAAGATCTTCGTGGTTATAAAGAGATAGCAATTGATTTAGAAACTAATGATCCACACTTAACTACATTAGGTTCTGGTAATGTTACAGGTAGAGGACACGTAGCAGGAGTAGCTGTAGCCGTAGAAGGTTGGGCAGGATACTTTCCAATACATCACGAATCTGGTGGTAACCTAGATAAAAATTTAGTTTACTCTTGGCTTAAAGATATAGTTAATCAACCCGATACAACATTTATATTTCACAATGCAATGTATGATGTGTGTTGGTTAAGATCAGAAGGAATAATTGTAAAAGGTAAAATAGTAGATACTATGATTGCAGCGTCTTTAATAGATGAGAACAGAATGTCTTATGCATTAAATACTCTTGCAAAATTTTATGTAGGTATTGGTAAAGATGAAAATGTATTACAAGCAGCCGCTAAAGAATATGGACTAGATCCTAAAAAAGATATGTGGAGATTACCTGCATTATTTGTAGGACAATATGCAGAGAGAGATGCTGAAGCTACCTTAAAACTTTGGAAAAGATTAGAGACTGAACTATACAAAGAAGAACTTTGGGATGTATTTAACCTGGAGACAAAACTATTTCCTTGTTTAGTTGATATGAGATTCAAAGGTGTAAGAGTTGACCTTGAACATGCAGCTAAAATTAAAAAAAATCTTATGCAAAGAGAAGGCAAAATCATTAGTAAAATCAAGGATTTAACAGGTATTCATGTAGAAATACATGCAGCTAGAAGTATTGCAAAAGCTTTTGACAAATTAAAGTTACCTTATGATAGAACAGAAAAAAGTAATGAACCAAGTTTTACAAAAAACTTTTTACAAAACCATCCACACGAATTAGCACGTTGTATTGCAGACGCAAGAGAGATTAACAAAGCGCACACAACTTTTATTGATTCGATTACTAAACACGCAGTTGATGGTAGAATACACGCAGACATAAATCAAATACGATCAGATGCAGGTGGAACGGTGACAGGTAGATTCTCTATGAGCAATCCAAACTTACAGCAGATTCCAGCGAGGCACCCGGAGCTGGGACCGATGATAAGATCTATATTTATTCCAGAAGAAAAAACTGTTTGGGGATCGTTTGACTACTCACAACAAGAACCTAGAATTTTAGTACACTATGCAAAGTTACAAAATTTAGAAGGTGTTGATGAAATTGTAGATGCATATAACCAAGGGGATGCAGACTTCCACCAGGTAGTAGCAGATATGGCAGGCATAGAACGAAAGCAGGCCAAGACAATTAATTTAGGATTAATGTATGGTATGGGTAAAAATAAATTAATGGCAGAGCTAGGACTAATGAAAGATTCTGCAGAAAAATTGATAAAACAATATCATACTAAAGCTCCATTTGTAAAACAGTTGATGGAGAATGTATCTCGTAAAGCAAATGATCGTGGAAAGATCAGAACTTTGTTAGGCAGGGCGTGTCATTTCGATCTTTGGCAACCAGTACAATTTGGTGTATTCAAACCATTACCACTGGAGATGGCTAGAAAAGAATATGATGAGCCATTAAAACGTGCATTTACTTACAAAGCATTGAACAAATTGATACAAGGATCGGCAGCTGATATGACAAAGAAAAGTATGGTGGCTTTATATGAAAATGGTATAATACCTCATATACAAATTCACGATGAAGTTGATATATCTGTTGAATCTCCTAAAAAAGCCGAGGAGATTATTGAGATAATGGAATCTGCAGTAGAGTTGCAGGTACCAAACAAAGTGGATTATGAAAAGGGAAATAATTGGGGTGATATAAAGTAATGGCTTATTTAAACGCAAACACACCAACTATATATGCACAAGTAAGAAGGGAATATTTATATGATCTTAAAAAACATCATGGAGAAGTTGAAGACTGTATTATCTTTGGTCTTACTAGCATGGGGGGTCGTGCTATATTATTTCATGCTCTTATGGGTAACGGTGCAATATTTTATCGCCTACCAATTAGCGCTTTTATTCAAAAGGGATTTGACCCGTCCAGAGTGCCCACAAGAAGACTTGATGAATTGGAGCTTTGGAATTGTTTTTCTTATTATCCTACTGTCACTCATTGGTCTATCTTAAGCGCAGCTTCGGGTTATTATTTTGGTAAAGATAAAAAAAAACATCACGGTACATACTT